ATCATCGCGCGCAAGCTGGCCAGATCGATCACTGAAGAACGAGTCTCTGTTTTGTCTGAGAATCTAGGTGTTTCGGTCGATTCATTGAAAAGACTCAATGTCGGCTTCTCGCCACAACAAGATGCCTACAGTTTTCCGATGCTCAGGATGGGGAACAGGTTGCTAGGCGTTCGCATGAGAAACATGCAGGGCAAGAAGTGGGCGATCAAGGGTTCCAAGCAAGGGCTATTCATACCAAACAAACTAAGTGGCAAGGGTGGATTAGTAATTTGCGAGGGTCCAACCGACACTGCTTGCATGTTGGACATGAAGTTTGATGCCATCGGCAGGCCGTCTTGCAACAGCGGAACTGATTTGATTTGCGAGTTTGTCAAAGGAAGACACATAGCAATCATGGCAGACTGCGATGGGCCAGGATTAGATGGAGCAGAAAGATTGGCAAGCGCTTTGACACAATGCTGCAAATCCGTTACCGTCGCAGTCCCGCCAGCGAAAGACGTAAGAGAATTCGTTGAGCAAGGTGCAACTAGGAAAGATTTACTGGAGATAATCAAAGGACAATGATCTGGAAATGCACAATCCCAGACTACGATCTCATCAGCCCCAACAGGTTTATGAGAATGCACTTCAGAACCAGAATGGCTGAACACAAAAAGCTACTGGAACTGATGATGATCTACGGCGATGAAGTGAATCCTTTTCACGATCCGGTTGACATAACAATACACAGGGAGTATGGTTTCAGAAAGAGAGCAATGGACCCTGACAATCTTTATGGAGCCGTAAAACTACCTCTCGATGTGATCCGAGAACCAGGGCCTCGTTCCAAGAAAAAGTGCCTCTGCCTGATTGCTGACGATTCAAATGCACATATCAAAAATCTCAGTGTGACACAGGCGAAATCAGACGATAAGATAACTAGGGTCCACATCACTGTGGAATGCCCTCCTTAAAAACTCCAGTTGCAACCGCTGCCTGCCCCTTCCTCAAAATGTGGATCGAAGAGGGGCAGGCGGTGGTCTTTTAGTCGCGTCCGACGCGACGGCATAGGTCTAGATACCAACCCTTGCTTGGTGGGGTAAGCTCTAAGGGGCATCCAAGCAGCCAGCGGCTGGCTCTGTGTGCCGATTGTGACCCATCGAGAAGGTCGGCGTACCGACACACTGCCTTCTCCGCCAGTCCGTGATGGGTAATGTTCCCCATCGGTTTTTCCGATAAGGAGCATAGTGCTAGGGGTCGGTGCGTCTTCACTGAAACCGTAACCAAACAGAGTGGCGAAAAATCAATGGATCATGGCAAGAGTGGTACAGCGGGGATGTGGGCGGCAGTCCAAACAATTGTGATTGCAGCAGCCGCAGCAGGCGTGTTTCTGTCAATGGGAAGGCGTGATCAAGAAATCACGTTCCATGGAATGCAGATATCGCAACTGAGTCAAATATCCCAGGACTTAGTCAAGTCACAGGTGCTGTCTGAGGCCAATGATTCCAAGCACAACGAGAACATCGCGGATCTAAAAACTCGACTAGAGCGACTGGAATTACAGGGGCAGTAGGCAACATGGAAGAACATCTCACATCGATCGCGGTTGGAATTGCTGGACCGGCAGTTCTTGGCGTGTTTGCGTTTCTCTGGAAGGTAAACAGCAGGCTGGCTGGCATAGAGAAAAAGCTAGAAGCCCACGATCACAGAATCAAAGACAATAAAGCCACTCTGTCAAAGCACTTTGACAAGGCATTCACCATACGAAAAAGCATAAACGACATATGATCAAAGCTGCCACAACAAGCCTGGCCTTCCTCATGGCATCTGGGTGCCGATCCATCACACTTGCACCGACCGGCAAAGATACTGCCGTGTCAGCAATCAAGGAAATATCGGCTTCTGAGCCTCTCAGCGTGTTGAGTGTTGTCGGAGGGCTTTGTCTTCTTGCTGGCATGGTTCTTCTCGTGATTACTAAGGGTGCCAGAGGCTGGTATCCAGTAATTGGCGGTTTGATACTGACGGTCCTAAACTATATGGTGGCAAAGTACGATGATTACCTTTTCTACCCCCTGGTGGTGTTCACCGGGTGCATCTCGGCAGCTTGGACGTACAAGATTGTCAAACAAATCCTTTTGGAGAAGAAGAAAAAATGATTACTCTCGCAAGTTTCTCTAGTTTCCTCGGTACATTTTGGTTCATGCTGCTTCTGGCTGGAGCCAGCTTTGGCGCTGGCATTGTCTTCAAGACGCCATTTCTCAAGCTGATCACCGGGGGCAAGTACAGTGGTTGATCGAATCAAGGCTTTTCTTGCAGACGAAAATGGAATGCAAACCGCAGAATACATGATTCTCGGTACTGTGATGGGTGCTGGCTCGATTGGAGCAATCAAGACTGTCCGAGACGGACAGGTTGAGAAGTTTCAGCAGCTCTCAGAAGCTCTCGACACCAACTCAGATGGAACCATTGGCGGTGGTCCGTAATTTTTCGTTTTACTTAAACCAGAATAGAGCCTAATGCCGATGACAATTCGGAACACTTGATGTCTGGAGGCGAGATGACGGAAAGGCGTAAAGCAAAGATTGCAGCAATATCCTGCACTCACTCACCGTTTACCCCTCCAGAAACCCACAGGTGGATATTAGACACCCTTTCCAACATCCCCGATTTGACCCACTTCGGTCATCTTGGGGATGTTTTTGAGTCAAGCGCAGCATCCGTTCACCCGAACGAAGACACCCACACGCTGTCTGATGAATACGAACATGGGGCTAATCTGCTCAGATCGATACGAGATGTGTTGCCAAATGGCTGCAACAGATGGATTTGCACTGGAAACCACGATGACAACATTCTTGCCACAGACCCCAGGAGAATACCCAGGTCTCTCAGAAGCCTGGTTGACTGGCGTAATCACCCAGAGTTCGGAGATGAGTTTGAACAGTGGCACTGGGTCCCATACGAAAAGTCTCGCAAGGGAATATACAAAGTAGGGCAATGCCTTTTCTATCATGGCTTTGACTGCTCTATGACCAGCGATGAGCTAGAAGGCCTACAAATGATGCAGTGCGCAGGGTGGATACCATTTGGCCTCACAGTCAGAGGCCACACCCACAGGCCCGTAGAACCCACTCAGTCGATGAGAACAAAGAAAGTGCCTCTGCCCTTCTGGTATGCCAATGTCGGCACATGTGGCCCCCTGAAGCCTAATTACGCAAAGAGAAAAGATACAAGCATGTGGGGCGCGGCAATAATTGTTGTAGAATGCGTCTGGGACAGGCCATCTAGGCTGAACGGCAAATGCTGGGATGCTGAATTGATAAGGATGCCACAGTGATTAGCCCCGCCCAAAAGATGAAAATGGAAGTCGAGAAGCATGTTGCTTACTGGATGACTGAATTTGAGCTTGATAAGTGGCAGGTCTCTGGCGTGTTATTTGACATTGCCATGGACAGGCTAATGATTATTGACGCACATGACGATGAAGAAGAGGACGATGACGATGAAATGTAACTGCGGAGCAGAAATGATTCATGGAGGAGACCATGACGCTGAAGATTGCGGCCACGACACTGAAGAGTGGCTGATGGTCTCCAATTATTCTTGCCCTGAATGCCAGGGTTTTATGCTTTTTTACACTCCAAGTTCAGGTGATCAAGATGGCTAAAAGAGGTTTGTACGCAAACATTCACGCAAAGAGAAAGAGAATTAAGGCTGGCTCTGGCGAAAAGATGAGAAAGCCGGGCACAAAGGGTGCGCCAACGAACAAGGCATTCAAGCGATCTAAAAAGACAGCAAAGAAGAAGTGAAATGGCAAAGAAAACACCAGCTTGGCAGCGTAAAGCAGGCAAAAGCCCAAGTGGCGGGTTGAACGCCAAGGGCCGACGCAGTTACAAAAAAGGAACTCTCAAGCCACCAGTCAGCGCCAAGAAAGCTAAAACTAGCAAGAAGGCTGCTGGGCGAAGAAAATCTTTTTGCTCTAGAATGTGTGGGATGAAATCAAAGCTGACTAGCGCAAAGACAGCAAGAGACCCAAAGAGCAGAATTAATAAGGCATTGAGAAAATGGGATTGCAGTTGCTGAGACAAATCTTCTGGAGGCGAAAGGTCAAAAAAGAGCTTTTACTCTGGACAGATCATGTACTCAGCAAACCAAGTAAATTTTTTAATGGATTATCAGCCTGCCCTTTTGCCAAAAAGGCTTGGAAGAAAAAACAAGTAAAAGTGACTTTCGGCAGACCAAGTCACATAAACAGATACTTGGACACTTGGGACGATTCATGCAAATTGCATATACATGTAATCAAAGACAGGGTGCATTTTGGCACTCTAGGGTGGGTCTGCAAAATAGAGAACAAGCGTTACAAGAACATGGATCTTGTTGCCATGGAATTTGTCCCAGGGCTGGGAGTAGAATCAGGACAGCCGGACCAAGAGCTGCAAAATTGGCCACATTTGATTGAAGAACCTTACGCAATGGTGTTTATGCAAAGAGCGTCTGATCTAAAGAAAGCCAGCGAAATGCTCGATAGCAAGGGTTACTACGACAACTGCACAGAGCAGTTCAAAAAGTATGTTTCAGAAAGGAACAAAAATGCGCGGTAAGAAGAAGACGATGAAGAAGATGGGCAAGAAGTCTCCTATGAAGAAGAAGATGAACAATTTCATGAAGAAGAAGAAGCCTTCCAGAGGCAAGTGAGTTGCGTCTACGCGACAGAAAGAAGGTGCGTTATGCCTAAAGGTGGTGGCGGTGTTAGTAGGCCGGGTAAAGGCGGCAAAAAGAGTCCCCCAAAGGGAAAGAAATCAACTCTCCGCAGCACTAGTGCGCGAAGAGGACCAGGCAAAAGGACAGGTAAGAAATAATGGCTTTCAACACAGGTTTCACTTTCCTCTCTGACAGCGGACTTGCCAATGGTGGTGATGACCTGTTTGGAGATCCCGGTTCTTTCGTGAGCAAAGCAACCCTTGACACACAACTTGCCGACAACAAAGTTGCTTTTGTTGATTGTAATGGCGCACAAAGTTGCATGGTCATTCCCATGCTGAAACTCGACGGTAGTGATGGTAGTGGAAGCAATCCAGCAGTATTGCAAGTCTACGGAGTTATGGGTTTTGGTGAACCCGGCCAGACAAACTACAACGAAGACGGAAAGTTCTTCTATTACCTTGGCTCATCACAAATCGTAACAGTGTCTAGTGGTACAACCGCTGCTGCCTCGACCCAAGCGGTAATTAAAACAGCAACTGGTGTAGAGTTCACGCACATGACTGGCGGCGGCGCTGGGGGTGACACTGCAAAGATGGACCCCTTCATTCTAATGGATGTGGTTGCTGCGGCAACAACAGCACCAGCAGGTCCAGAAGAATGCGATCTAAGTGATGTCAATGTCGGCTTCACTGGTTTTACTGGGATTGGAATTTTCCAGCAGTTAGCGTTTAGCTACAACATCGGAAGTGCGAAAGTAGATTCGTTGGGCAACGCCATTACATGTCTTAGGTATTAAATGGCAAAGAAAAAGCGCAATTACAGAAAAGAGTACGACACATACCATGCAAAGCCATCACAAAAGAAGGCTAGGGCAAGTCGTAACTCTGCCAGAAAGAAAATGGCAAAGTCTGGCAAAGTGCGCAAGGGTGACGGACGCGAAGTGGATCACAAAAATGGTGATCCCAGAGACAATCGCAGGAAAAACCTGCGCGTTGTTAGCCGTAGGACCAACCGAAAGAAAGGCTGAAAATGGCAGTATCAGCAACGACAGTTGAAAGCGAAGTCGCATATTTCCTGGGATATGGCTATGCGTCAAACGCTGGTGGTTCTACGGGTGATTTCTTAAACAACATCGCAGACAGGGCTATTAAGGATTTTTTGATTCCAACCCCCATGCAGGGCGAGCTTGCTGCCCACAGATGGTCTTGGCTCAGTGACTCCGGTGTAATCGTGCTGAACGACCCGGAAACATTTTCTCACACCGCTGCGGCTGGTTCTAAGTTAAATGAAACTACAGGCAGTGAAGTTTGCCCACAGGTCACAAGTGGTGTGGTCAACTTTGGCCTTGAGACTCTTGCCAATTTTCCGCAGTGGGTTTTTACTCACGACGGTGCTGGCAATGGATCATCTGGTGCTGACCAAGTGACTGCAATGGTCAAAGTCAGTGGTCTCGGTGCTGCTGATGGATACCACATTCCTACTAGTTTTACATACGACGGCACAGACAAATTCAGGATGACCTTGGCTGACACATCAATCACGGTTGCCGAGACCGGCACTGGCGTGTCGTTCACTTTCTATCATGTCATGCACGCTGCTGGCACTTCGTTTGGCTCTGTCGATGGATTCATGACGCACCAGGTCAACACTGGTCACAACCATGTGGAAGTAATCAACATTGGCGCACTGCGAGACCTGTATGCTGGCCAGCCAGTGCTGTCAGATACACCGCAGTATGTTGCTTACGACGACTCCAAGGACAGATTCCTGTTCTACCCTTTGCCAGACGAAAATTACACAATGCGATACAAGTACACAAAGGACAGTGCTACAGACAGCATCCCTGACAAGTACGAAGGTGTCGTTATCAATGGCGCGCTTGCAATTGCTGAGAATTACTCTGACAGCCCTAACGCTGGCAGGTTTCTTAAGCTGTATCAAGGCCAGCTTAAAGCTGCGATCTTGGAAGACCGCGCAGCTCACAGAACTGAATACTTTGGTGTGAACACCGACAGGTCGGATCGGATCATGCCATACGGACACAAAACCGACAGAAGTAGTATCTACTACACAAACAGAAGCGGGACTACGTTCCCCAGTTAAGGATTGAAAAATGCCCGGACATGACGCTATCGCAAACCTCGGAGCAGACCAAATCGGAACTCCTTTTGAAGGCAAGTTCATCGAAGTTGGATCTGGCGCACCCAGCAACACTGACAACATCGGTGTTGGTAGAGGTGGACTTTACATTCGCACAGACGGCGGCGCAACAAACACGACTTTGTATTGCAACCGTGGAACTGCCGGAACGCCAGACTGGTGTTCTATCGACATGACCGACCTTTGATTTAATGAGACAACATGCCAGGTAGGTCAAAGTTTCCACACACTGGCTTGCGGCCCGATGCTGGGTCTGCAAGCAATTCAGAGGAATACATTTTCTCTGATACCACACTCGGATACAATGGTACGGTTTTTAGAATCGCACCTACTGCTGTTCGTTTTGAGTACAACACTGATGTGATGGACATTACTGGTGAGTTTGCTGGAAACCTTGCTGGCGACTTAGAACTAGAAACAAAAATGAAAAGCCTGCACTATGTAAAAGGCAGGATGATCATTCAAGGTGAAGTTCCTAGTTCTCTTGCAATAGGCTTGGCAAACCTGGAAACCACAGAATACATTGACGTTGGTTTCCTTCTTGGAGTTGGCGGAGACAGATTGTTGTCATCATCAACCCCCAAGGCAACCCGTATTTTCATGAGAGTTGTGCCAGAATCTATAGTCATTGATTGGAATCTAGAAAAACCAGTGGTCGGCATTACGATCTCTGGCAGGATTTCTGAGAAATACTCTGGCAAGACCCACCCAGTTGAAGAAGCTAACGAAACCCTGTAATTGGGAAAATCATGGCTGAAGAAAAAGTCGAAGTCGATATGTCAGCAGTTGAATCCAAGCTAGGTGAATTAGACGCTACAATGCGTCAAATTCTTGCTGAACTCAGTTCTGTGTCATCGCTACTTTCACGAACACTGGAGTAGTCATGGCAATTGCTATTCTTGCGTATGACATTCCAGGCTCCAGCTACACGGGGTTCACCTCTGGCAACTATAAGTTGGAGCGAGCTGTTCGTAAGTTTTTGATAAACGGTGGCGATGTCACAGACAAAACCACGATTATCACAGATTTCATTGCTGCAATAGACGATGCTTCTGGCCATGATCTGCACCCGCAAACGCAGTACAGCAACGCAAACTTGCCTCTTCAATCTGTTACTATTCAGAAAGTAGGTAGGCGGCACAACTCCGATGCTGGGCTGCTCTACATTGCTGAAGCAACATACTTCTACTCACTATGACAACAACAATTCTACACAACAACGTAATCGGCACTTCCTACCAGCATTCCAGGTGGGATGTTTCTCGAATGCGAGCAACAAGAAAGTTGATTGTCAAAAGTGACGCATCGTCAATAGAAGATGTCAATCACGACGCCACTTCAGCCTCTACTGTTGTCGGTGAACTGACAGCGGTCACGGGTTCTGCTGGTAGTTACGAAACCATTCTTGGGCCGTTATGGGTAGACCCTGACGGAGCAACCCAACAGAACGATTGGGAAATTGTACACCCAGACAACAACACACTGCCTCTACAGACAATTGATGTTTCAGTCATGGGAGACCAGAGATACCTAGTCACTCTGCAATACTTTGTCACACCAGGTGTACAGGGCGGAGGTGCAGGAACAACTGTGGCAGTTCAGTTCCGCGCTGAGATGTACGCTAGAAAGAGCTACTACAGAGCAAAAGAAATTTCAGCAAACGGCGAGCAAGAAACAATTTTGGTCCCAGATGATTTTTCTGTCAGCAGTGGCGGGGTAGAGCAGTTTGCAAGAACCGAAATGGTTCCGCAGGTCAAAATACAGATACCATTTGCAACATTGACCAGCCCTGTGTCAAACACCACAATTTTGAAAGTTGGCGGATTGAATTCTGAGAGCGTTACCATTGGCGATAAAAAGTTCAATGCGTTTAGCGTAAGGTTTGACGGTGTTCAAATGGACGAATTTGGCACAACAACTTCTAGCAATAGCCAAACCTTTAAGTTCAAAGGTTTTTACGAATTTACTGCTCGTGGTGGCTTGGGTTTCAGAGAAACTATTTTTATCCCCGGAGAAGTTGAGGGGGATGGAACACAAAAATACGACCAAGTAGATGTTTGGGAAAACATACAAGCGTACAGCAGTGCTTGTTGGACTCTTGCTGATTTGGGCATTTCATAATGGGTTTTACTTCTGACAACATTCCTCAGAAAAGTCCTCTGTCTCGTGAGTACAGAGACTTTGTTGCAGGCATAGCTAAAGATGTTGTGTCTCTTATGAGGTACAAACCCATCTTAGACTCTATGTACATGGATGTGTCAGGTGGTGGTTCTGCTCAATCCCCGGTTTTTCCAGCTAAGATAACTGAGGGTACAGGGCCATACTTTTTTGTAGAGGTCAAAGAACCCAATTCTACAGAAGAGTTAGAGGGCGGAATTACTGGCACGGCCTTTAACACCATGGAAGTAGGGTTGACCAATGACTTTTTTCCTCCTGGTTTAACTAGAGCGTGTATAGAAAACTCTACCCCAGCAGGCGCACCCATTTCTATTTTTGTTCAATCAATATCACCGGGCGTAGTTGTGATGATGTCTAAGCACGAAGCTAGTGGCGAATACTATTTCTGTGTACCTAACTCAATCTGCGCTGCGTGTGAAACTGGTGGACTAGCTTCTGAACAAACACAACAACAAGAAAGAATTGAACAACACGAATCAAGAACGATGAATATGTTGTCCAAAGTAATTCCAAGGCGATTCAGAAATAGAAGTTCATCTGGTGGGTATTGATGATTCAAAACTGGTGGGTTTTAGTCTTCAATTCTGTTTATGAAAATTACCCAGGCAATTTTCAGGTTTGTACAGAGTGTGGTGAATGCAACTTATGTGAAGGTTGCATCGAATGCAGTAATGATTGCCCTGATTGTCCAAGAACAGAAGAATACATATTTTGGGTTGCTAGTGCGACACCTGGTTGGTCCTGTGAAGCTGAAATAGATCCGTATTGCGAAACAGGAACGCCACTGTGGACATGTGAAAAAAGAGGAGAAGCAGGCGGTTGCGTATCAGAATTTTGGGACTGGCACGTTGATTTAGTTTGTGGCGGGATTGGTCAACAGGGTTGGCCTCGAACAATTACGAATTTTGGTTACACAAAAAGAGGTATGTGGGCAAAAGACCTGGAGCCACCACCAGGGCCACACCCTTGCCAGTGTTTACCAGCAACACCATGCGGAACAAATTTTGAATATGTAAACAATTCAAGTCCTGAAGACACTTGGAATTGGAGAATGCCGTGCAGAGGCCCATGTAATGCAGGGTGCAGTGATTGCGGTAATCAAGGTTGTTATTATTTTAACAACGATATTTTTGACGAAGGTTGTCAGCAAGATTGTCGTTGCGCTTTTGGAGTAGGTAACGGGCCAGCTTTGCAAAATGAGTACGAAAGACTTGCCGGTTCACATTTTTTGGCAAGAAGCACAAAATACGAAATGGTTTTCAGCCAAGGTTGTGATCCGAAATTTGTAGAGGAATACCCAAACGACAACGGACCAGACTTAATGATTGGCAATCACCCAGTTAGTGGCATTCCCTGCGGAGATTTCCCTGCTGGTAATTGCGCTACTTATGGAATATCTAATGTGTTGCCGCGTGGTCAAGCAAACACAGATGGTGATTTTTATTGGGAAAACATGCGTTTCACTGGCTACGAACCAACTTACGTTGATTCCGACACACAAATAGTTTGTGCTGGCACAGAATTTTACGAAGTTGTGGTAACAGTGCCTTGTGGTGAGACTTCAGGTAATCCAAATGGGTGCCCTGGAACTTGTGGTTGTGCTGATACTAATTGTGGCGCAATGGGTAAATTTTTGTATTACTCGAAAAAAACAGATGAAGGGGTCACCTTTATCCAAATAGGAAAATACACATCTAGACCGAGGTGCAGCAGATATGGACTGTCTCCAGAGGAAAGCAATGAAGTATCTGAAATTAACAGTATGGGGGGTTATGCCGTACATTTTTCAGGTGGAATTCCTACAGAAAACTCACCTACTCTGACTACATCAGCGTGTGTAGATTTGAGTCCTAAACAATTTAGTTTTAACTGCGGTAGTTAGAAAAGAAACAAATATGAAAGACAGAGCAACAGCACACAAATCATGCGCGGCCTTGAGTTTAAATTACCAATACGAGGCAATTTACTCAAATTGCGCTCACAGTTCAGATTTGATCCAATCTGATGATTTGCCAAGGACATGTTCTCTTGGTCTTTTTGGTTCTACTCCCGTATGGCGAGATTGTTCCAAATGCGAAAAAATACAACTCCAGAAAAACACTGCTGAAGAGTTGTGGCCGGATTCTGAATACACACAATTAATGATTAGATCCGAGCTAGAAGCAAAAAAAGAATTCATTGAAAAACAAGCTCAAGCTATAGCAGCGCCAAATGGTCCTGTAAAACAGTCAAAGCCAGGATGTTCCAAATGTCAGGCAGCAAAAAAGCCGATGAAGTCAAGGGGCTTAGGCGACACGATTGCCAAAATCACCCACAAGCTGGGTATTAAGCAATGCAAATCCTGCAAGCAAAGGCAGAAACAGCTAAACAGAAAGTTTCGGTATGGCAAGGATAACTAGCCAAACAACAATTTCTACAACAGCAGCAGATCCAACTGAGCTGTATTACGGCGGCGGAACTGTAAGAGCTATAGGACTTGCAAACACAGACACTTCAACAGCGTCAGTAGTCAAAGTTTCTGTTCAGAAAAACACCGTAAAAGCGGTATCAAACACACACACCATTTGGTCTGTAGAAGTGCCTGCAAAAAGCTCCTCATTGTTTGAGTTGAACAACAGCACAATTTCATTAGATCCAGATCAAAAATTGCTTGCTATCGCCAGCGGCGTAACTTGCACTATATTTCTAATTGTGGACGATTAAAAATGGCAATTACATACACAGGTACAAATGGATTATTTACAAGAATTGGTAAGTTGTTCAAGATCGCAGAAGTCACAGACACCTTCAAAGATACTCTGAAGACTGAAATTGAAGACTTGTACGGTGAATACACTGCGACTACTGGCGGTGACGCTCACGCTCACCCTTCTGGCCCTGTCGATTCTTGGCAAATTTCAGACATTTCTTCTGCTAAAGATCAAATTAATTCAGCGATATTTGGACAACTTGATTCTTTGGTGAGGAACACAGCGCACAACATTGTCATTGGCACTGTTAGGGATGGTCTTGGAAAAGAAATTACAAGACATGAAGAAGCCTTAGACCTTCTTCGAGATGACATGATTAACCACAGTAGCGCATACAAACTTGCTGCAAGCGACGTTAGTGCAGGCAGTGTGGTGTCTGGTGCATCTTCAACAACTGCAAGAGACAATGTTGGCACTGGGACCGTTTTAGTTTCAACAACAAAACCAGCTTATCTTTCTGGTGCTGCATCTCAAGAATACCAATCAACAAGAGCAGAAACTTTGAGGTTTAACTGCCTGCAAGACCTTCACCTTGGCACGATTGGCGGAAGAGAGATTTTTAACGTTGTAGGCGAAAAGAGTTACCAAAGATCAGACAAGAAGTGGCCTGGCGGTAGCGGTACAAAGAAGCATGTTCCAGTTACATCTGCTGGTAGGTCTGGATATAGCAAAGGCACTGGCACAAATCTTTTGGTCAACAGCAATTTTGACGATTGGTCAAGCACTTCAGCTTGTAGTTTGTGGACCTTGGGAAACAACGGTGGGACGGCGCTCTCTTCTAGTGCAGGCGGAGAAGGCGGTGCAGTTGCCACTGATTACACCAGAAGCACAACGACATTTGGAAGTCGCGGTGATTACACACTGCAATTCAATGGCAACAACAGCAGAAAGCACAGAGTTACACAGAGAATGAACAACTCTGATGGCAGTCAAGCAAAACTGCAAGCTAACTGCCCCTACATTTTTGCTTGCAGAATTAAAGCACACACCACAACAATTACGTCTGGGGTGCTTTCAATTTCTCTTTTCAACGGAACATCTGCTGCGCTTTCTGGCACAGCAATCACTAAAGATTTTAGTTCTAGCAACCAAAACAACAGTTGGACTTTGCTTAGTGGTGAAATCAACATTGGCACCAGCACTCTTGTAGAAGATGTCAGAGCAGCAGTAGAATTCACGACCGCGTTGCAAGCAGACAGAAGCCTTCTAATCGACGAGCTTGTATTGTTCAAGCCAACCCAGCTTTACACCGGCGGACCTAGCGTGGGAATAGTTAGAGGCGACGCTGATTTTAGGTTGGATGACAGGTTCGACTTGTCGTTTACAAATGATTATGCAGGCAAGTTGAATTTGTTCTTTGACAAATTTTTTGGCAGCCCCGGTTATGACGCACTTTTGCCTACTGGCGGATCTACAACTCTCGCAGACGGCACATACATTACCTGATTGAGTAAAGATGGCTAACAACGAAGAAGAAAAAAGAAGACCAAGAGGCACTGGCGGCGATAGAGGCACAAGGCAAATGACCGCTGGATTGCAAGCGGCAACTACAGTCGCCGCTGGTATTAAAGGTGGCGCAGATGCTATGGCCCAGGGTGCGCAAGCACAGCTAGATCAATTTGGCAACGCTATTCAGAACAATCCTCAATACAGAACTGCTGCTAGTGCTTTGTCCAACACGGCAGAGCAAATTTCAGGAATGGCGCAGCCTGTTGTCGAACAAGGGTTGCAAGGTATTGCGAATGTTTCTGCTTTGCCAAACAAAATGACCCAGGCTGCAACACAAATTGCTCCTGATGTGGCAAGGGGGGCAAATGTTGCTGGCGCAGTTGCAGGACAGGTTGCAGGACAGGTTCCGGGTGCAATAAACCGGGGCATGACTGCTGCTGGTCAAGCGGTAGATCAATTCGGAAATGTAATTTCAGGTTTGGGGTCTGGAAAATACGCAGACCAAACTCCAGACAATAGATCAATGGCGGAAAGAAGTGTATTCAATCCCCAGAATTACAATGTTGCTCCAGGTTCATTAACTCCATACTCATACGATCAAGAAGCATTTCAGCGACAGCAAGCTCAGAAGCAAGCTAATTACCAAGCGCTTACTGAACAGCAAGCCGCGCAAAGTCAAGCATACCGCGACGAACATGATCAATTCATGGCACAAAGAATGGCAGCGGGGCAACCGGCACCTCAAGAACAACGTCTCCCGCAAGGAGACGTTCGTGGTGGAATGCAAAGCAATGTGCCAACAAGAGAAGCACCACCTGGAGATGCTTTTGAACGATTCCAAGAAGGGATGGAGGATTTTCGCAAAGGCAACCAAGAGTTTTTTGACCGGGGTGAAATTGACAGAGCGTACATGCGTGGTGAAATAAGCGAGTACCAAAGGCAGCTCGCTCTTGGAGAAAGAGAACCCAGGCAACAAATTCCTACTCAGTTTCAGGATCAAAATAGACTGCAACAACTTAGGAATGTCTCTGATCCAGCTACCCCACCTGATGAACCCGGCAGGCCGCCAGCAGGAAGCGCTGAAGATGAAGAGTACCAGCGCAGAACACAAGGCAGAGCTGCCGCTGAACAACAAGGTCAACCTGATGAGATTGTATTTAACGAAAACAATGAAGGCTCATTGGTAATCAACGATCCTTCAGGATCTGGCAAGACCTTTGAAATGGGTGTTAGTGAAAACCCCAACAATCCTGGCGAATACTATTTAAACTACAGACCGCAGATGACCGGAAGTTCATACGGGGAAGCTCTTGAAACTAGCCCCCAAGCAATGGATTCTATGGATCGTTTGGCTGAAGCTGCTACTCAAAGTAATTACACTGGCAAAGAAGTATCTCAGTACACAGATGCAAGAGATGCTTTCCAGAACATTAGCAGAGAAAATTTCCCGCCTGGACGAGCTGGAGAGAAGCAGTTTGAAAGCGCTCGCAATCAAGCCAGAGACGCTATGGGGCAAGCAGCAAAGAGCTTGAGTGGCAAGCAGGATAAGATTTTTGCTGGCCAGAAAATTGACAACAGGCAAACTGAAAGAGAAAACGAAGCAAGGGCGCAAGGTATCACCCGTCGAATGGATCAGCTCATGGGCCAAGACCCAGGAGAATTTGGTCAAAGGATGACGGCGGCAGAAGCCGAGGCACAAGCAACTCAAGAATACGATGAACGTATGGCGACGTTCAACAGACTTGCTGGTAGGGGGCAAGCTCCTAGCGGTCAGCCGCAGGCACCTCAGCAACCGCAGGCACCTCAGCAACCGCAACCGCCACAGGGGTCAATTCCTCCTGAGCAGTTCCAGCCTTACCTTGATCATTTGCAGCAGATTGCGCCTGACTTCCCGCATCAAATGAGTCTTGGGCCAAACGGCCAGATGATCATGAACACTGAGTCAGGTTATCAATTCGCAGCAACCATGCACCCAGGATCTATCACCCCAGTTGCAGTTGTTCAAAACGAGAACCAAAAGAGTCTTGCAGAGCAGCTTGACGTTCCTTATGTAACACCGAACAACCCTCAGAAAATTAACAACCCATACAAGCCTGGCCGTGGTGGCAGAGGCAGAGTCGCGTCGGACGCGACGGGTGACCGAATTGCTGACTTTGACATGCAAAAAGAAGGCATGGAGATTAGCCGCGAAGCCTTCGCAGAAGCTGGGGAGGTTTACGACAGGATTATTGAAGCTAGAGAGCTTTCTGAAATGGGTCCTCAGAATAAGAACCTTTACACTCAACTTGTTAAGGAAATGATGCTTTCTAAAGGCACCATTAGCGAAGAGGACATGGCAAGGCCTGACTATCAACCTGTTGCAGATCCAGAAGAACTTGGCGGCTGGGCAATGTCTGCGAGAATTTCTGACAAGAGAGTTGCACAAATTCTTGAACAACTTGGCATTGACGATGATGAAATGTCAATCGAAGCTCCTGTTGCCAGCGAATTCGCAGCATCAAGCCCTGAAGATCAGGCAGCTTTCGAGTTCTATAACAACATGGAACAAGATGCTCAGGCAAGATTGCGTGAATCGCAAGGCGGCTTGACTTTGCCTGCCAACGCAGAGAAAGTTGTAAGGCCTAGCAGGCAGGCGTTCATTAACAGGTATGGGCAGGATCTTGCGCAAAGAAATCTTCAACAAGCAAAATCTGATTACGACAGAAACAGAGGGTTTGTTGAAGGTGTAACTGGGCAAACACAAGAAGACAGAATGGTTTCTGCTCTTGAAAATAGTTACAGCAAGGGATACCAGGCAAACGGCCAGCAGTTTGTAACTCTTAATGAGCCAATTAGAAACCAATACTTCGAGCCAGTGCGGTTGGATGTAATTAATGGTCTTCCAACTGTTCAGTCTTCTAGCGAGATAACTAGCGTTGCATTTGACGCGCCTTTCTACGCAATCGATGGCGGGCAATTGCGACTTCAAGAACCTCTTAGCGAAGAACCTTTCTTGAGGGAAGTTGAAAGACTTACCAAGCAGAACAGGGGAGAAGACGAAAACTCAGAGCTGTACGCGGAAGTTGCCGTGAACGTAGCCAAGAGATTGATGGCTTCTGTTCCTACTGGGTTCTTTGCTAACAGGCAAGAACTAAAGCAAGCTGCAAACGATATGATTAGACGACTCGGATTCCTTAGCAAAGCAGATATTGGGGATTTCTAAAATTAGTATCTACGAAGAAAACAAGCTGGACGATGCCTTCTCCAAGCACTTTCAAGAGACCGATAACGGACTCATGGATATGGCTATTCCCAGTCAGGATGCACAGGATGTAGCAAGAAAAGACCTGAGAGATCAGGCCATGTCTCTTGCCATGCAACAGAGCGACAGGTTTGACGACACCGTCATGTTCCGTGACCCTGAATACGACCGTTTGAAGCAAGAGTACGACGACAGGCGTGGCTTTGTCGAAGGAGTTGATTTTGGCCGTCCAGGCGGCCTTCCTGAAGGCCAAGAGGACGCTCCACAGGAGTTCGTGACTAGGGGAATGCTTAGGGAGCGTCTAGCAGGCCAGCAGCAGCCCCAGAGACGGCCTCTAAGCGACGCAGAGATCGCAGAGACCCAGCAGCGCATGATGGCCAGAACGCCGCGTAGAGGCTCTATGCTGGACCCTCAGTTCCGCAAGATGGCAGGGTTCTCAGAGAACTACGTCGGCAAGAGGGCGCAAGAGGACCGAGAAGCCCGGATGCAGGTTCAGGAGGGCTTCGACTGGAGTATGAATACCGCCCTCAGAGCCTTGGAGGCTGGCAGGCTGTCCATCGGGGAGACCTATGGGGCAATGTCAACCTTTGCTGGCGGAATCATGCAGAACCAGTTCGGCAAAGGATCAATGTCGGACTCTCTGATTGAGTGGGGACAGGAAAAGATTGCAGAAACCAGAATCGCCATGGAGGGTCTTAATTACGATGCAGAGACTGGCCAGGATCTTGGTCCTTTGCCAGACAGCATTATTGTAGATGCTCTCCAATCGGCACCAGCATTGGCTGCTGATTTTGGAATTGCAACACTGGCCGTTATTGCCGCCCCAGCGACAGCAGGAACTTCGCTCACAGCACTTGCTGTTCCCGTTGTTAGGCGCTTAGGGTTTGCTGCTGGCAAGAAAAAGGTCAAGAAAATGGCCGCAGAGATTATCAGAGAGCAGGCAAAGAACAAGGCCAGGCTTGGGCGAAGAGTATTCACCAGCGTAGCTGCCACTAGATCATTCGCTGGGCAATTCAACGAAAGCTATGAAGAGTTCGTGGGCAACAGGGGCATGGATTACGGCGTGGCTTTGCCCCGAATCCTAGAAGAGTCATTTGCCGCTGCTGGTTCTACAGCTCTTGCTGTTCAGATTGAAAACCCATTCTTCTTCTTGTCACCAGCCGCAAGAGCTATTGCATCTACGTCTTTGCCGTCTAGGTTGATGACAAACTTCCTCGTTGGTGGTCTTGCAGAAGGCGCTCAGGAAGCGGTCGAGCTTCAGCTAACCAAAGCCGCATTGAGCATGGTTGCAAACCTGAATGATGATGACCCAAGGCTTGAGCAGATTGGGTTTCTCAAAGAGGGTGCTTTTTACGAAACATACAGGGCGTTTGCTGCTGGTTTCTTCCTGGGCGCGCCACTCGGCACTCTCGCGAGAACTGCACAGCAAGACCCCAATGCGCGCGAAGACTTTAGCGCCGCTGAAATTAGAAATGCAGCACAACAATTTGTACAACTCGAAGAACAAAAAACAGCAGCAACAAGACAGAAAGCTATCTCTACGGTTTCAGAGAGACAGCCAGAATTCCAAGCACTATCAATCGCCCAACTGTTCCAAGCTATTGAGTCTGGGCTTGGATTGCGCGAGTTTGTCACTATCGGGGAGGGAGACACTGAAATTGCCGTTTCCCCTTTGATGGCGTTTTATGAACTCTCGAACAGAGGAGTTTCGGCAGGCACAATCAACGCAGACATGGTTCAGGATGTTGTGATGGGTGATGCTGCTACTAGGCCTGACCAAGTTCCTGGCGCGGCCCAGAAAACAGTCACCCGTGGTCCAATCTTTGAAAGAACAGATACATATCTTGCAGAGGCTCTGGTTGCCGAGCTTGACGCTGCGGATATGGACAGCGCCGTAGATACTTTGATTGCGGCTCACCCTGAAGCAGCAAGAGAAATTGCCGCACTTGAGGGGGACGTTTCTCGAAGCGCGCTTGAAAAAATTGCCGAAAAGCACGGCCTTGGCAAGTTCACCTCTAGCAAGAACGGCAGAAACCGTCTTGCCAATGCAATTAGAAACAGAACTCAAAACATTGAGAGTGCGCGCAGATCGAGGGCTATTGATGAAGCCGTGTCGCCCGAGGGTGCTGGCATTGCAATGGACGCAACCTCAAGAGAGGTTATTGACAACTCGATTGCTCAGTTTAACGAAGAGACAGGCGTTGACCTGCTAAGTGCAGATGCAGACGGCGGCCTGGATGTGATGGGTAGGAGAGTGACAACCGTCAGGCAGAGGGCGGAGATGCTGCCAGACTTCTTGCCTATCGAAGAGCGAATGCAAAGAATTAGCGAGCTGCAACGAAGGCAGGGCAAGGGCCAAGAGACCGCGTTCACCGGCGAAGCAAACCTGCCTGAAGTCAAGGCTGTCAGAGAAGCTCTTACCAAAGCAAAGACCGAAGCAGAGCAACAACAGTCAGAAACAAAAGAGCAAGTGGTCGGCCAGCGTCGCAGGGCCGATAGAGCTAAAGAGCAGACACAAGAACAAGCGGAGCTTGACAGGCTCAAGACAGAGCAGCTCGCTCAAGAACAAGCCGCTGAGACCACAAGAGAAGTGTCTGACGAAAGAGTTGAGCGCGATTTGGAGGAAGGCGCGAGGTCAGAGCAAGAAACTGACGACCTCACTCGTAAAATTCTAGAAGAAGAACACGGCAAGGCCAAAGCAGACATAATCATTGCCGAGTCCGCTAGTCGGGCAAATGACGACTTGATTTCCGCTAAGAATGCCCGGCGTGTACAGCGCAGAAACCCCGTTTCGCCTCTTGCTGAAACAGTTGATGAATTTGCGCCCCCAGACGAGCAATCCGTCAGGGAATCCAGGGATTTGTTTGAATCTGCATACGAGAGGGCAAAGTTTGAAGCTGCCCCTGAAGGTACGACAGAAGCAGACACAGCTCCTGCTGAAGAAATTACAGTTCCAAAGGAAACCGAAGTGTTTCCTAAGCAGAATGCGACAAGGGTTAAGTCTGCAAGGAAGGCAATCAAAGACGGATTGGTTGCGGATGCCAAGGAGAGAGGTGGTCCAAGGTTGGCTGCGAGGGTGAGGACCTTCGTAGACGACGGTGTCACAGAGCTTACTCCCGGCCAAAGGCGAGTTTCAAAGGTTGCTGCCAAGCTCGGCATTACCGTCGTGTTTTACGATGGTGTCGCTGAGAACAAGAGAGGGTTTTACGATCAAATTGCGCCCGGCGTTGTTGGAATCCACGCATCTCTAAAAACAGACCAAGCCTTGTACGAAGTGTTTTGGCACGAAGCTGTGCATGACCTGGAAGTTAGAGACCCAGAGGCTTTCCGCAGGATGGCCATGGAACTCTACAGAATTCCTGAGTACAGAGCATTGTTGCAGAAGAAGATGCTGGAATATGATTCTGCCTATAGAAAGGCATTTGCAGATTCCCCTTTGACAGCAACTTTGACAGAGGAAATGATTGAGTCCGAAGGCCCTGCACTTCTTGCTGAAGTTGTTGCAGCAACGCTGACAGAGCCTGAGCTGCTGGATGCAATGCGATCAAACGCAGAGACTGGGTCAACTGAGAACACTCCTGACCTCAGAAAGTTCGGTCCCCTCCTCAAGGTCCTCATCACCGTAGCAAGAAAGATGGGGTTGACCAAGGATGGCAAGAAGAAGTACACAGCCAAAGACGGAAACACTGCCGACAGAGCTGACAGAAAAACTGCGGTGCCTTGGAATCAGCCTAGTCGCGAGGAACAGATAAAGCTATACAAAGAGCTGAACGCCATTTTTGTCCAGGCTTTCGACTCACTGCGTGACCCTAGAGGTTTGCAGGCAGGCGTTGCTAACACCAAGGCTGGAGAAGCTACGTCACCTGAAGCACTTGCTGACGCAATTGTTGAACAAGGCGAAGATATCCCACAGGTCACTTCTGGCGAAGTTGACGAGATGGTTGCTGATGACCCAGAAGCAGGTGTTAGGAGAAAGGTCAGGCAGGGCAAGAAACTCAGGGCTGATGAAGCTCTTGGAACTATCTCAAGGGAACAGGTTGACAAAATTGTAGAAAAATTTGAGGCCGACTTCGATATGGAGTCGCTTACAGACTTGAGCGAGAATACAGATCCTGACAGCCCTCTTGGCCAAGCAGTCAAGAGGATGCTTATGGAATACGAATACACAAGCGAAGAAAACCGATCTAATAGAAAACTAAATCAACGCTTGGTTAGGCTTCAAAACGAGAGAGTGAGTGAAGTCCTAAGTCTAGTTAAGTACATAGCTGGCATGGCACGGGGTAGAGTCGCCATAGATAAGAAAAATCAAGATCCAATTGCTTCTGCTGTATTTGAACTGGAAAAATTCAACGAACGGATGCAGGACCTTGACGTAAAAAATGGTACGGGTTTCAACGACTATCCAATAAATCAATTCAAGCCACCATCTGAAGAACTAAACACAACTCTTACTGGATTGTTGCTTAAGGGGCAAATCCAAGAAATAAGGTTTGAAGGATCAACGGATACGTTCGGTATGCCAGAATCTCTCTCCACTCTCAAGAGAATCGAAAGAGTTCTTCGCTTGAGAGTGTTCAAAGAAGTCACTGATGCAGCAACCAAGCAGTTGATTTCAGAGCTTCAAGGAAGCGTTACAAGAGCGGCTGACATGTCCATGTCGCCCACACCCAAGGCCAAAAGAGACAAGAAGGCTGGCAGGCGCTATTCGATATCGACCCAGGTCAACACCGATCAGGCAAGAACAGGTTCCTGGGCCTCCGGTCCTTCGATCAACCTGGATGTGTTCGACGGCCAGATTTACACAGGCTCCGTGTCTGGCAGAATGATGTTGCGAAACGGCAACCCTGCGTCGATGAGAATTGACAACGGCATTGAAGGCAGCGACGGAACTGTTGTGATCGCAACCAAGACAGCGGCAAACTACGCCCTGGACCTTGGACTCACAGTAGAAAGCCAGCCGCAGGTCACATACGACGAGGCCCAGGTCTACAAGTCTCTTGCTGAGATGGGATATGCGGTAGAAATTGCCAGCGACATTGAGGCAACTGACAATGGTTTCTCTGGATACGAGAACAACAGCACTGCTCCGGTGTTTACTATCAACAACAAGCCGCAACCGGAAAGACTCAGAGAGACTGCAATTGGAGATTACGTTGCAAGAAAGAAAGCCTCTAGAAAGTTCAATGACTTGTCTGACAAGGCAAGGGACAGTGGCAGAAGATTCAGTGTCGCACCTAGAGAAGGCATATTTGAAAGACTTGATGAAAATCAGTGGGATGCACTGTATAAAAGGTTTGATCATGAAACCCTAAATGTCATTGATTCCATGGAAAAGTTTGGGGTCAAGATGCTCCAAGTTATTACTGGAGTTGACGAATATGAAGCGGTGAGCGCACCAGACATTGACCCGCAAGGCAAAATGCTCAGGCCCCTTAAGAGTCAAATTTCTACGCTTTTGGCGGATGTTGTTTACAACGGCATCGAGAATGCCAGAACAATCGATCACAATTTGATGATGACATATCGCGGCCAAGCGAGAGATATTAGGGCGGACTTTCAGAAGCGACTTGCCAAAATGTACGAGAAGAGCTTCAAAAGCTCGCTGTATGCAAAAGACTCGTCGCATAAAAACTTGCACCCGTTGCTTCAAGAGGAACTAGGAGAACAGTTCTTTAAGCCAGGGGTTCGTGGACTACCGAATTTCATCAAAGCAAATGTAGAAATGACTGGTCGTGCTGAGTTCCTTCAAAATATCGATGTTTTGATGGAAAGAAATCCGGGCCTAGACACTGAAGCATCTGCAAAAAGATTCTTTGCGGATCTGTACAGGCGACCTGTGACACCAATTGTCCCCTATGGACTTATTGAAAACTCAGACGTTAAAGTTCTATCTAACTTGAGCCAGTCTCAAATTGACTCTAGAAACGAAGGAATGCAATTAGGTCGCGAGTTTAGGAAAGCCTATTCCAGCGGCCAAGTGACTCCTTCTGGAACTGGTCAGCTTTTGATTTGGGGGCTTCTTAGCAGAAGGGCAAGTCCTTACCCCCACGAAACAGCCGCGCTGCACTTGTTTACAAGCGAGGCCATGCTTGAGGTAATTGACGCTGTTGCAGATGGCACTGCCGAAAAGTGGTCTGATGCAAAGTGGGCAAGTCTTGCAAGCAAGGCTGTTAGAAACATTCCTGCAAATGCAAAGTCTGTATCTGACAATGTAAACGCAGTATTCAAAACCATGCTACCAAAGCTGTCAAAGTTCAAGCCAGGGACAGATGGCACATACCTCCAGTACGCCCATGAAATCTTCTCCGACTCCTCCATCAGTGGCAGAGAGCTTAGAAGAAGAATGTACGCAGAGATGCCAAAGGGAATTGGCATTGGAAACAAGGTCATTTCATTCCTTGCACTTGTTACTGGCAGGACCGACGTTCTTGTGATGGACCGTGTGCAAATCACAAACATGTTCGGTAGCGACAGAACCGATGGAATTAATGTTTACGATGGTCAAAAGGGCCAGGGTAATGGGCTTTCAGATATATTCCAAGAAGACAGATCGCTGGCTTTGTATGAAGCTCTGGAAAGTAATGTCTCGTCTAATCTAAGACAAAAATACGAACAAGCAGGTCTAGATGCAGAAAATGTATCCGTTGGGATGTACCACTGGGATACATGGAACTCAGCCAGTGGCCAATCTGCAAATCACGGATCTCTCAACTACATTTTGAGAAACAGCACCAGCGGAGAAGTTGATTTCAATAACTCAGCGCAGTCGATGGGTGCATCCGAAACAAGATACGGGGCAACTAACTACGGAATGACTTTTGTTCCGGTTGCCATGAGACAGTACACCGGAGGCCCAACAAACAGCAGGCTCATGTATGAGCTTGATGGCAACTTATACGAATTCACCGAGGAGACTTGGGCGCAAATATCTGGCAAGAGAAGCAAATTGCTTTTGCCAAGCTCTGAATTGCCAAGAGTTGACTCATTCGGCACCAGGCTCAATAAGCCTGGAGGAATCTTAAACGAGGATTACACATTCGATGACGGAACGAAAGCCCTCCAAAACGAAGCAGGCGACAGAGTCGCTTGGTATGACGACCCAAGACTCATCTCCCCAGAAAAGCGACAGGAGTGGGCAACGCTCGTCGAAGAAAACGGGATTAGAGCATCTTCTGCCTCGGTTGATGAGGCTACGAAGCCCTATGGCACCGGAACGGAAAGAAGATTCAGTGTCGTAGACATGGAAGCAGACAGCCGCTCTGAGGAAACTGCAAGCCCAGAGCAGCAGGACATGATTGCAAAACTA